TCAAGTCAAATACATTGTCAGACAAGTCTGTTACTTCATCGTCTGTATTGACAAACAAAGCGTGGATGTCGCTAAGCTTTTCATTTACTTCCTTTGCAGATTCAGAAATGTCAAACGATGTCTTATTATTGTTCGCTTGATTCTGATTAGCAAGGAATTCCTTCATCTTGTCTGTCATACTAGCCATAATCTAACTTCTCCAATAGTATTTATTAGAAGAATGTAATTTCTGATGGATAGGTCCTTTCAAATGCCCAGTCAGTATATGTCAATGAAGCACGTTCGCCTTCATAATCAAATTCAGCAAGGCGCTGTTTCATTTCTTCCTGCCAAGCCTCTTGAACTGCCTGTTCCTTTTCAGCCTTCAACTGCTGTTCGTCTTTAAAGTCTTGAATGGCGTCTAGCTGTTCTCTACGCTTACGGTGTGAATACTTGATAGAGCAAGCGTTACAGCAGAACTTCTGATAACCCACAGAGATCTTCTTGAACTCAGTAGGCTTGCCACATTCAGGGCAGGTACCTTCTTCAGGTGTTTTCAAGTACTGGTCGTAATACTCTTTCGGAGTCAAATCGTGAATGTCTTTCAAGTGTCTGTTGAAAGCAATAGACGCACGGTTTGCATTGTCTCCTGATACCATTGCCCCGCATATCGGGCAAGGAATATTCGTTGTCGTTCCGTTCTTTTCCATGAACTGACGAGAACACTGGGCTGAACAGAATCTGTCATAACCGTAAAGCAAGTTACGCCAGTTGGTAGGCTTGCCGCAGTTAGCACATTTACCAGTATTAGCATCTGCTACATACTGGTCATAATAGACGTGGGCGTTCATCCCATGAATTGTGTTGAGATGAATAGCTAAGTCGTCTTTATCTTTGCAGTCGTGTCCACAGACACGGCATTTAGCGTCAAACTTGAGTTTCATTATTCCTCTTCTGTCTCGAGGTCAAACGAAAGTGACTCAACCTCAAATGTTGCGATAATCGTTCCAATCTCAGAGCTGCCATACTTGAGGTCAAGCGAGCTGAGATTATTGATGATGCAGTGATGGAATTTCAACTTCGAGATAACCTCGTCATCGTTGTTGAGCATGCAAAGTTCTATTACATCAATAGCGTCTTCACGAACGAGCTCAATTCCATCAAGATTCGTTCTACCACATGTTTGACCGTGCTTCATGTAGTAAAGCCAGCAATAAAGCAAGAACCAGTTCTTCATCTTTTCATCAATGTTGAACTCGATGTTGATAGTCTGAAGGTTTCTATCACCAGTAGTCGCTGGATGCAACTGACGGTGATGAAGCATGATAGACTCAAGCATCGGAATTGAGATGTCCGGAATGTTAATAGACTTGATGTAGTTGTTGAGCACATGAACATCAATGTCATTACGTCCAGTCATGTTCGGCACATTGCTAAAACGAATAAGCCACTTGTTCTTATTAAAATTGTTTATCTCTGTTGTCATACCAGCCATAAATCACCTCACTTAGATAGCAAGACTCAATCTTACGCTGTTCTTTGCGAATGTTATCGGGTTTTGACCCTCAGCAGCGGAAACTTCAACATCTTGCTCGATGTCATAAACATAAACGCCTGAAAGCGTTGAAGCAGGAACACCTGGGATCATCTCGATATTCTGCTTTTCAGGTCTTGGGAAATCTTCAACATTGTCAGAGCCGCAAATACGATACGGTATAGGAATACCGCTTTGTGCAGCACCGTCAAACAAGTCAGATCTGAATTTTGTCCAATCAAAATCTTCTGCACCAAATTCTCTAAGATCGTCACACATGAATGCTGAAGATTTGACTGTATAGAGCGGCGTATGTTGAGAAGCACATTCGTCACCGTTATTCAAATACAAGTTATCCACATCGAGTTCACCGTTGAATGGATAGTCGGGACGGGCAGATGCTGCTGAAAGAACGGGCTCAGAATATGGGTTGTTTTCTGCAACAACGATTGGTCCTGTAATCAAGCGAGGCATCAAAGCCAAGTCAAATTTTACTGTATTCTTGAAGTCAAATCCAACAATGACAAGCAAAGCAGCCCATGAAAAATCATAGACTTCGCCATGAATGATGTTCTTCGGAATGAAGCGCATTGACATTTCACGCTTGTCATTTGATAGCCAGAACTGAACGCCGTTTCTTGCGAGCGACTCATCATCAGAGTTACAGTACTCTCTGTAGTTCTCTGACGAAATTTGAAGAATAGGAGTTGACAGTTCTTTGATGAGGTCCATCTGAGCTGTATGTTTTGCTGCCTTTTCCTCGTCAGTGTCTTCGTCTGTGGGTTGGTTGTTAAGGAAGTCAGTCAAACTTCCCATAGCCTTCAAACGGTCACCGATGTCAATTCGGAACTCTCTTGAAAGCAAGTCAATCTCATTACCGCTATCGGAGGTAATAAGAACCTTTGCTATAAACCCATCGTATTCAGTATTCACTGTCATCATAAACTTATGCCCTATACTTATATGTAATGTTCAAGCGGATAACTGGCAATTCATTGTCCATTGAATAATTTACAATGTTGTTGTTATCGTCAAGAACAGAGTCACAGAATGTCGGTTTCATCTGCTTGTAGATGTCAACGACAAGATTTGTGATATGTTGCCACTTATCTCCGTCAACTGATTCATCATTCATATCATTATAAGTGCTGTTGTAGTACTTACTGATAATCTGCGGAACCATGTACTGCCAGAATGCCTTTTCAGTCAATTCAGTTTCATATCCAGACTGAACTGCGCCAACTCTTGTAATGACTTCCTCACGAGTTGTCTTGTTCATTGACTCGATGAAGTAAGGAAGCACGATTGGACGTTCTGCAGTATTGACTACGTTTGCGTTCTCAATCCAGTCAACAAGATCTTGCTGAATAGAAGCAACCTGTGCTGATGTCAAGCCGTATGATCTTGCATTTGCAGTTGAGAAGTTTGAAGTTGAAGCGAAGTCATCAGATGAAGCAATCGTGATATAGAATGTAGCGTCATCGGAGATGGCTCTCAACTGGCTTGTTTGATAACCATACATTGACAAGATGATGTTCGTTGCAGTCTCAGTCACTTCATAAGGTGTGAACTGGAACTCGTTATAGAACTGTCCGTTGTTATAGAGCTTAACTGCAATGTTCTTGTCCTTGAATGCGTCAAGATCTACCGCAACGCCGTTAGCGTCAACCTTCGGAATGGTAATCGTGTTATAGTTGCTGTAATTAGAAGTTGTGATAGAAGTAGGAGAACCAGGAAGGTTGCGGTTAATTGAGTAAAGCTCAGTCAAAAGTCTTGGCTTGAAAATGAATGTAGCGTCAGTAGACTTAATAATCTCTGATACCTTAATGTCAAGGTTGACTGACTTTGTTTCTGGACGCTGCTGGAAGAACTTAGAGAAGTCAGACTTGAAGATCTTGGTATTGAATGATGTGTTATCTTCCAACCACTCATAGATCTTGTTTTCAACCTCTACCTTGAAGTTCTGGAGCTTTGCCAACGAATCCACTTCAACAGTACCGACTACGTCAAAGTACTGCACGAATGGCGGCATAGCGTAAATCTTAGTGTTCATAATCATCTTATCTTGAACATTCTCACGAATCTTCTTGATGTTCTTCTGCCATTGAGTTGACGGGTTCTTCTCATACTGTGTCTTGCTAAATGAATCGTAGCTGAGCAAGAGCTTGATGTAGTCCGTCAAGTGTTCAAGATATGTGGTGCCCGAACCAAATACAGTGAATGCTCCGAATGAATTGTCATCATCGTCAAGAACGTTTCTGTAGCTGTTCAACTTACCATTGATGTTATATGTACTTGAAGCAATACAGTAAAGAATGATATTCTGCAAGTACTTAAATGTTGTGTGACCACCTTCAAACAATTCTTCAACATCTTCCTGTCCCCATGCAGCAGCGTTCTTTACTTTTACTGGTGCAGTCAAGGAGTTGAAGTAAGCAAGGAAGTCAGGCTTAGTTACCAATCTACCAGCAGATGCATAGTAGCGAGGTGCCTGATTCTTGATGGAATCACTTGTTTCAAAATCAGTACCGTTTGTGATGTCGCTGTTAAAAGTAATCTGGATGTTCGGAGTAATGTCAACAACAGATCCTGCCTGAGTAGCGAAGAAGTCGCTGCTTGTTGAAAGGATAGAGCCTGTAGTGCCAACGGCATTTGCCTTTGAGCCTTTGGTCTTGAGGTACTGAACATAAAGATTTTCATCAGAAGAAATCAAACCGTTACGAACGATAGCGCCATCGCCGAACTGAATACGAGTAGTCTTGTCGCTGTTTGTTGTGATAGCACAGACCTGAAGGACGTCGTCTGAATCATCACCAACTTCGTATGCAAGAACAGCTGGGTTCAAGTAAATTGAGTAGTCTTCAATATCAAACAAGTTCGTCTTTGCGGTTTCGCTTTCGTTGAATGCCTCTTCCTTTGTTCTACCAATACCGACTTTGGTAAAGCCAGAGAGCTTCTTGTATTTTCCGTAGTTGTAGGCAGTAGGATCTCGTCTGCCATACCAGTTAGAAAATTCAAGATCGTCAATGTCATAGAACTGATAATTCTTACCGAGCTTGCGAAGATTTGCTATGCCTTTGATTTCAGCAGTAGTTACTTCGCCCTGAATGACCTTGATAGGCTCAACGTTGCCTGCCTTGTAGTACTTAATGCCTGCAAGAGTCATGTACTTCATGTCGTCGGATTTCTTACTGAAGACTAGTTTCTTCTGCCATGTTGAAGAATCACGGCCTTGCATAATATCGTCAGCAGTGAATGTATATGAATAGTCAGTAGCGAACATATACTTGTTGCTGTTGAATGAGAGCGGTGTGTCTTCTTGAGAGAAGTAGACAGTAGCTCCAGCATTCAAGGCTTTAGGAAGCGGTCCTTTGATGGTAATAGCGATTTCTGCTTCAGCCGGAGAAGGTTTCTTCGGACAGTAGCCCAAAGTCTTTGCATGCTTAATGATGCTAGAGTCAAGTCTAGCGGTATCAATGAAACCCTCTTCTGCAGTTCGCTGCATATAAAAGTTAGTCATGTCCATCGTTGCTGTGAGCATTTCCATAAACATCTGATAGATGGACGCTGCTGGCAACTTCTTAAATCTTTCATCTGACTTCAATCGGTTAGTGAAGTCATCAATCATTTCTTGATATGTGAAACGAGTGTAATGTGTATTAAAAGCCATAAAGAGATCCTTCTTTTCTTTTTATATTTATACACAAAAACTGGCTGTAAGAACAGCCAGTTCGGTTTCATCTATGTTCCTTGGTTTACATGTCCTTATACTTGGCAAAGTTCGGCATGAAGAAGTCAGGTGTGAATCCAATGCCTTGCTCAATTTCCATACCGCACTCGCAAGGAATCTTGACGGTAGGAACGATACCAAAGTTGTTGTCAAGCAGGTAGTTGCTGAATACAGAGAAGTCGTATGCGTTCATATTGAACAAGAAGTTATACGCTTCAATGACAGATGCTCGCTCGCCATTGATAGACTCGATGTAGATGCACAAGTCGAGAATCTCAGGGTCAAAGGCTTGCTTCAAGTCTGCCTGATTCTTAAGGCTGTTAGCACGGTCTTCGTAACGAATAGTCGGCAAACGGAGTTCAACCTTAGCACCAGACTTCGGGAGTTCCAAGAACTTTTCGTATGTGTCTTTATAGTATCTGACGTTGAGGTTTTTCATTGTTACTTTATGAACGCCTTGACGTCCGCAATCCTTGCATTTATACTTAATAAAGATCGGAAAATCGTCATAAGTGACAGATCTAATATAGAACAATAGCCAGAGCTTATCGCCTTGTAGAATGTCCTTGAGGGGCACGCCATGAACGCATGAAGCAAGCACACCGTTGATACGAGCGGTAGCATTTTCCTCAGTCATTGTGTTAAGGTTCTTAAGATCCTGTGTAGTCAACGGAGTAACATACATCGCTGTATTATATCCGACGCCCTTAGATGGCATCATTTCCGTGTTGACCATCACGGCATTGGCAGGAATAGGATTTTCTTTTTGTTCAGCCATGACTTGTTTAGCAATGTCTGCCAAATCGCCTGACTGAGGTACATTCTTTGAACTTTTCATATCATCACCTCAAATGGAATTTTCTATATTTATACAGAAAAACGGAGTACCGAAGTACTCCGTTTTAATTCTTTATTGGTTAAGGATTAGTCTTTAACCGGAGACTGTGTCTTCGGATCGATGTCCTTCTTGTCTTCCTTACCAACGCCGTAAACGACGTCAGCGACTGAGTACAAGTCACCCTTATCGCCAGAAGCGTAAGTCGGGATCGGAGACTGTGGGTCAACAAGAATTGTTCTCTTGTTAAATCCATGTGGGTCCTTCCAAGGATCTGCAGACCAAGCGCCCTGTGTCAATTCGTCGGACAATACGCGATAGATACCGTCACGGTATGTGTCATCAACGTATGGTTCGCCGTCAGGACCGATGCCGCTAAAAGCGGAACCAGTCTTGTAGAAAGCTGAAACAGGTGCCTGAACGTAATCGTTACCAACCAAATAAAGGTCCGGATTCTGAACTGTAGGTTTCATATTCTATACTTCTCCTTTGTGTTAATTGTTTCTGTTTCCCAGTTAACTATTAGTATACGTCACCTGCAATCTTCTTGTCAAGGCCTTCGAACTTCAATGTGCGATAGTAGTTATCTGCACCGAGAAGGTTGTTGGCAAAGGCGTATCTTGTCATGATGCCGATGCGTGGTGAGAAGGTATTCGGGTCAATAGCCTGGTTTACAACGCCTGTTACGTATGGGCAGAAGATTACACCAGCGTCATCGTTAGATGCACCCTTGTAAGCGATAAGAACTTCGCAGTTATCAACACCGTGGTTGACAGCGTAAGCATCGCGGTAGACCTTCAAAGAACCACCATTCAAAGTACCAACTTCGCATGTAGCAGTAGAACCAGTTACATCAGTTGTGATCTTGTTGAAGAACTGTGTAGAGCTCTGAAGAGCAGTAGCAACAGCCGGAGATACAACAGCGATGTTACCCGGAGCCTTACGAGTTGCGATAGCAATGTCGTTAGAAGCAGCTACGATGTGGGTGATGATGTTAGAGATTCTTTCCTGAGACCAACGGCCAGACCATTCGTTGTTTCTCTCTTCCTCAACGTTTTCCTTCGGCTTGAGAACCTTGACCTTAGTCAAAGCCTTACAACGAGCGATAGTCTCACGGTCGATTTCTGCAGTAAGCTCGTACTGGAGAGTGTTAACCATGTCGTTAACCATGTCCACACCCTGCATCTTCTTGATATCGTCAATAGATTCAAGAGAGAAGCTAGATGCAATCTTACGAGTCTTAGCAACGATCGGCTGACGGCTGAACATGATAGCAAGTTCAGGAATCTTGCCGAGACCGTCGTGGTTATTTACTGACCACTTTTCTGCTTCCTGAGTTTCAACGCCGAGACCAGAGTCAGCCGGACCATGTGTACCGTTCTGAGAACCAGTGAAGCCTGAATACTCCGGAACGTCCTTCCATGCTGCTTCAACAACGCGGCCCTTATCAAGCTCGTCCTTATAAACAGTTCTCATAGCGTATGCGAGACCAACAGGACCCTGCATTGCCTGAACACCAACAAGAACGTTAGCGAACAACTGCGGATAAACACGACGAACAAGTGCGAGAGATACAGGGGCAAATACTGCCTTAGCATCACCGCCATGTGGGATACCCTGGTCAGCGCCAGTAGGAGCACCAACGCCAATACCGAAATCTTCAAGCAAAGCGCCAGAGTAGATGTCCTGGGTAACCTGGTTTTCCATCAACTGAGCAACGTTTTCCTTGATATACTTGTTACCAATGTCGGCAACTGACAAACCTTCTTCAACGTTTGACCAGTAGTCAACAATTTCCTTTCTGATTCCTTTCATTATTTCCTCCGATGAGTTTTGTGAAAATGTAATGATTTAGATGAAATCCTTTATCATTTTATTTTATTTATTTGTGTCTTTTTGATTTTTCTCTTAAAAACTTAACTATTCGCCCTTAGAGAAGCGAGCAGCAGTCAAGAGGAAGTTTTCTTGAGCATTCAAATTCTTCTTCGGATGATACTTCTCAGTAATTGTTTCCTGAGTTGTGTCTTCAACCTTCAAAGTTTGAGTGTTCAACTTTTGCTCGGTCAAACGCTGAGCAGTTGGGCGCTTCATAACCGGAGCGCTTTCATTGAGCATAGATACATATTCGTCAATAGAATTCTTTACATCGGAATACTTTCTACTTTCAAACATGTTCTTTACACGGGCACGCTTATTAGCGTCCAAGCCTGCAGACTTCTCTGCAATCAAAGCACGCTTTTCAGCTTCCTCGAGTTTCTTGCTCAAAGCATAGCTGGATTCTACTTGAAGTTTCAAATCCTTTCTCAATTCAGCTGCTTCAGAAACTGCCTGTTGAATTTTTGCAGTTCCAGAGCAATCAAGAGCCACATACTGATCTTGGAATGCACTTTTAATTGCCTCAATGATCGGTGCGTATGTTTCGTTAACTGCTTGCTTCTGAATTAAATCTGGACTAATCTTTTCAGTAATAGTCTGTTCAAGCCATCTGTCAAGATTTGTCAAGAGTGCCTCTTCGAGATCATCGAGATCCTTTCCGAGACGTTCGACGTAACTTGCTTCAAAGTTTTCTACGATATACTGCTGAGCTGCTTCCTCCAACTTCTTACGTTGTGAATCCAACTTCTTCTGGGCACGTTCTGTAATATCCTTACAACGCTTTTCGCAATATGTGTTAGCAAGTTCTTCGAGTTCTGCTGTTTTCTGAGCTACAGCCTCATTGATTTTCTTCTGACAGAATTCGTCAGCTTTCTTGGCAAGATTCTTGGTTTCTTCATCGAGTTTTGCTTGAACCTTATCATCAACATGCTTCTCGAAGATTTCTTTTACTTCGTTCAAGTCCTCTGGTGTAAGGCAAGCGGAGAGTTTTTCGTAAATCTTATCCATTTAATCCTCCAATTTGTTTTAACAACGAGTGGTACCACCATCTCTTATTTTATTTATCTCAGGTCAAACCCATTTTTTTCTATTTTCTGGCATAAAGAATCCGGAGGCTTGTCACCTCCGGTATAGATTCTTATTACGAGAAGTTCTTCAATAGACCTATTTCCTTGTCGAGTTTCTCGATTATGTCAGCAAAAAGATTCTCTAACGATACTTTCAATGAATACTGCTTCTTCTTGGCTGTGAGCTCGTCTCGGTAAGCCTCGAGTCTCAAGATAGCAGTGTCAATTGAGAACGGTTCGTTGTTGATTTGGTACTGCTTGGACTGTTCAAGGCCGAAAGAATTTTGACCGCCCATAGACATTGCCGTTTCAACAAGCGCATCAGCAAAGTCACGAATAGCGTCGTAAACCGCTTCAAAGTGAGTATGCTGGAATCCACTGCTGCAGCTCCAATGCCAGATATGAACCTTGTTCGCAAACATCAAACTGTCCATCGCAAACTGATAGAGCGGCTTGAGGTCATTGGTCGGTTCATCTTGAGCGATAAAACTCAAGAAATCATCTGGAACTTCATCAGTGACTGTGTTCTCAATTTCGTTCATTAGTCATCAACCTCTTTAACTTGAACTGCCTGTGGAGTATAGCGGCTATGGTCGCCTGTGTAAACTGGCTTCTTCAATTCGTGAGTATGTCCAGCTACCTCAAGAACCTTTCCGTCCACAATCATATGTTCATGAACACCGGCATTGAGTCTTACCTTACCATCAGGTTCGTCAATCGGACCACCGGTCTTTCCCCAACCTGTGTTAGGATCCCAAAGAATGTATTCATGACGGTGAGGTCCTGTATATTCATCACCCTTGAAAGAATCAGTCTCGCCAATGGAAACGACACTTTCGTCAAGGTGCTGAACAGCCTCAACCTCACTCTTCAAGTATGTTTCTAAATTCTTTTTCATGTATTACCTATTAGACGTTTGAGATAACTTCAAATGTTGAATACTTGAATGTTACTTGACGCTGAATCTTAGAGTCGCCTTCCATGTTAAGTTCGGTCTGAGGAATTTCCTTCGGCCAAGCGAAACGGAACTTGAACGATACCGGCAACTTATGAGTCAATGTTGAGTCATAGCAGTCGATGATAATCGTTGCGGAATAGTCCTTAAGATAATTTGAATAAGCGCCACCAGTAACACCAGTTGCGTCAATATCGTCGTCAATAGCGTGGTTGAACATCAAGTTAGACCAGCGGTGAAGAATCTTGGTGATCTTAAGATCTTGGAATTCATCAAATGTGATGGACAAGTCACCATCAACAGTTGCCTTACCAGGATAGACGAGCTTTGAGCCCATGAACTCGGTTACCAATTCACCGAATGACTTACCCGGGATAGTACCAGTCTTAGCACGAAGCAACATTTCCTCAGCATCAAGCAAATCTTCAAGGTCCTTGTTGTCAAACTTGAAGTTGACCAAGAAAAGCCATGACTTAGCCAAATCCTGGTTATTCTTAATCTTAGTAGTAAATACAGACATTGCATTTTCGGCCATAATTTAAATCTCCTTTTGTATATTTATACCAAAGATTTTAATAGTCCATATCTCCTTCGTCCACCTCTTCCGAATCTCCGCCTTCCTTCTTAGCGGCGTCAACCTTCTCCTTCAAGGCAGCAATCTCTCGGTCAAGCATAGCCTCATTCTTAAGATACTGCTCTGTGTTATAGCCAAGCATTTCCTCAAATACGAATTGCTTAGAGAAGATCGGTGGTGCTTCTTCGCCATCGTCCTTAATGTTGCCACGAGTAGGAAGCATAGTAGAGACAGTACCAAGAATACCGCTTCTCTTTTCAGCCTCACCCATAGCACGGAACTTGCGTGTATCGGTTGCTGGGACAAGACGAATATCATACTTGGCAGAGTCGAGATACTTTTCGTCATAACCAGAAACTTGGAGTTGAACCATAAAGATCTGGTAAATGACTTCACAGAATCTATCTGCAAATTCAGCACAGCGTTCTTGGAACTGTTTTTCGTCAATAGACAAACCGTCCAAGCCTTGAACATATTGCGAACCACCTGGGTCAGTCTTCCAGCGTGTAGGCGGTACTTCAAGAGCGTCAGCGACTTCTTCCTTGAAACCGCTCAATGCTTCTTGAATACCCTGGAACTCGGTAGAGCCCTTGAGTGTTTCAACAGATGAACCTTGACCGTTACGGTCCTGCATGAACCAAATGTCCTGAGACAATGCCTGTGTATTAGCAGAGCCATTGACAAGACCAGTATGTGGATCAAGATTCAAGTCTCGACGATACTGTGCGATAACTTGCTGCAAGTATTCTGGCTGCTTTGATGTTGCCATGCCGCCGCCATAAATTTTCCAGATTCTCTTTTCAGGAGCACGAACAATGAAGTAAACTGTCTGTGCATCTTGAATAGCACGAAGCTGGTTAATAGGCTTGATGGCTGCTTCAAGGTGACCTCTTACGTCATTAAGGTTATTGCCGTTATAGAGGCCATAGCAAGAATATGCAATCTGTGTGGTTGTGAATTTCTTAATTTCTTTGTTCGGTGTGTTTGGGTCTACAAGAGTAGGATCCTGAACGAAACCTGTTCTGACGCCATCTTCATAAACGCAAAGCGTGCAGTAAGGTGGCAAAATCTTAATGCCAGCAACAGAGTTCTTCTGGTCGTTAAGACAGATTTCAAGGAAGAGTTCTCCGTCAATCAACCACTTACGGAAGAGTTCCTTTACTTGCTTTTTCTTAATGACGCAGTTGATGACCCAGTTAAATTCTTCAAGCAACGAGTTGTATTCAGTCTTTGTGAACTCGCTCTTGTAAGCAGGGTCAATGTCAAATGTAGCCACTTCACCAGTAACGGTCTTTGAGCAGCATTCTGATACGATAATGTTCAAGCACTTCTTAACGAAGGCATACAAAGCCATGTTACGATAGAAGTTGATGCGCTGTCTCTTTGAGGCAAAAACGGTCTCGAAGATAATGTTGTTCTGCTCGAACGGATATGCCGGAGCTGCCTGACCAGAGATACTTCTAATATAGCGGCTTATGTCAAGCGTGTCCTCACCAACGCCGTATGAGTTCAAACGCGCAGTCAATTCACGAGTCTGAACCTTGTCAGGAAGTACCTGCAAGAACTTCGGTGAGAACGGGTTCATTAAATTAAAATCCATCTATTATACCTCTAGTTTATTTATCTTACTCTGTTTGTCCTTCTTGACAGTCAAAGAGTTAATCATCGGCAGCATAGCGTTAAAGAGCTTTGCTGGAACCGCGTTTCTAAATCTTTCCTTAAGGTCTTCATCAGCATTTACGAATGCGTCTGCTGCATAGTTGATAAATTCCAAACTATACATCAGATTTTCTGTGATGTCTTCTATATGTTCGTCACTCAACCCGTTTAGTTCGCCTTCGTTCGGGTTTGAACCGTCAGGGTTGATAGTAATTATTTGACGTTTCGTATAGATGTCAATGACCTGTTCTAGCCAGCTTGAATCGTCAATGGTTTCAGCATAGAAGTCCCAGCAGTAATCGTTATCTGCATCGCTAAAAAGATATGCATGTGGTGCTTCAAGAATCAATGACTCTTTGACTGGATGCAAAGTATCCATCTTTGGAGCGCCAGTCGGTGCACCAGAAACACGCCCGTTAGGACCACGGGCGGTTACGATGTCAGGTAACTTCTTGTTATACTGCATGCCGATATTACGACGTGTAATGAATGACTTCTTACGTTTAAGTTCAATGCGACCCATCTTAGCAAGTCTTTTCAACTTACCACGACGTTGGCCCAATTTTCTTTTGCGTCTTTCAGTCGCTGTAATTCTGACTTCACGAGGCTTTCCGTTTTCATCATACTCGACACGGTACTTGCCTTTTCGAGTAGTGACCCACTTCTTTACTCGTTTGCCATTACGAACTACATACTTTACACGAAGGGCTTCTTGCAATGCGTATTCATCTAGATTCATATATTATTTATCTTAGATGAACGATTTGCCTACTGACTGATTATCAATCATATCAAGCCAAGCGTTAATGTGCTTATCGGATTCAAGCCAGCAACCACTTGAGTTGATGTACTTATACTGCCAGTCAAGCAATTCGTTATACTTGTCTTTCTTAGTCAAAGGCCAGAACTTAGCATCAATTTCTTCAATAGTCGAGCCAAGCGGTACCTGTTCGTCCTTGTGTACTTCATTATAAGGAGAATCTTCAAAAGTAGTACCAAGGAAGACCATACCAGCAGCACATGCTTCAGTGAAGCGAAGGCTTGACTTGCACTTATTGAATGTATTCTCTACTAAAGGAGCGATAGAGAAGTCTGCCTTTGTTTCCATAACCTGTCGTGGGAACGAGTTACAGTCTACCCAAGGAATGATTGTGATGCGGTCACGAATAGATTCCCAGAACCAAGGGAGAGTTCCCATCACGATGAAGTTAATCTTTTCTTCACGGACGTTCTTGATAACCCAATCGCACCAAGCACCTTCAAGATCGCCTTTGTCTGGCTCAACGCCATTAGGACAGGCTGGGCACTTCGGTATCGGGTTAGCATAGTGTGTAGGCGAACCCGAATAGACGACAGTCGGTTTCTTGATGTCTTCTGTAATGTGCTGCTTACGAGGATAGCTCCACAAGAAGCGAGGAACTACGTTCTTAATCACTGTCACATTATGGACATCGAAAATTTCTTCAATCTTTCGCTTAAGATAAGGCGTTGAAACTACAATCTCATCAAACAACGGGAAGAGTTTACGACAGTTATCTGTCAAGTCTTGACTCTTGAATGTTTCATAAGCTGAGTTGTATTTTGGCACTGTCTGACCATCAATCATAAAGACTTGGTCATCAAGTTCACAAATTAACTTGTAGCCAAATTTAGGCTGCAGCGCCTTATAGCGTTCAATAAGCTCTTTCTTTTCATTGAAAATTGGGCGCTGGAAAATGATAGCCTTTGTGTGCATCAAGTACATCGCATCAAACATCGCGAATGGCAACACAATAGGAATGAACCCGAGAGAGTCAATGCCCGCACAGTAGAGGGCATTCCATCTCAATCTATAATGGCTGCAGCCAGAAGCATCAGCGGCTTGGATGAGAACAAGATTTTTCCCATCCCACTTAGCCGTATCGGCGTTTAACATAATAACCTCACATCAATTTTATAACTTATTTATTTGTCTATTGCAGACAATGTATTTCTGATATTCTGAGTGTCGTTCTTCATCTTAGCAAGTTCTTCCTTACGAGCATCGCGGAGCTTGATAAGAGGCTGCTTGATTTTAAGGAACAAGTAGCGGCAAGTTCTTTCATCAACATTTTCACCGATCTTCTTGACAAGATACATTGCATTCTTAGGATTCTGGAATGTTACATCCTCAGGATTAAGAATCTTACCATTGAAGATAAGTGTGACTGCTTTCTTTACTGCGTCAATTTCTGCGAGTTCAAGGTCAGGGAGTGACTGAACTACAGCGTCAATAGACTTGAAGATTCCTTCAGCATCATAGACGCAAGCACCAGCAGGAACAGGCTCACCTAAATCACCGCCAGAAGTTTGTCCTTTAGTGAAGTCAGGATCGTCTTCGTGACCCTCAATATCATACGGATCGTCTGGGTTGTCTTCTCCAGTAGCAGCATCGGTATCAGAATTATCTCCACCATCGGTATCGCCACCAGCGTCATCACCGAACGGGTCAGCGTCATCACCGCCCATATCGCCACCGAAATCATCGCCAAAATCATCGCCACCGCCGAAATCATCGTCCCCGCCAGTGTCTCCAAAATCTGCATCATCTCCTCCTGCATCAGTTTCGCCAAAGTCAGCATCATCATCAGCTTCTGTGAGTTTAAAAGGCTTATACTTAAACTCGGTAAGTTTAACAGGCTTTACTGCCTCACAGAGAAAGTCAGATATGTTCTTCATTTCATTCTCCTTTTTGAAATACTCATCCACTGCCTTGATGATATCTTGCTTCTTCATGTGCTTTGTCTTTGAGCCAGTAATGTAGTCAAAGAAAATTCTAGCATTCTTTGAATTTTGCTTTGCAAGAATAGCGGTCAAATTTCGTTTGTCGCTATCAAGTATCATCTTAACAATAAGTTCCATAAGCTCCTCACATGTGTCAACCATTGACTCACGGAGGGCGCCATCCGTTATTTTTATATATCTATTGCAGAAGCGTGTAAAGAATTTATCACGGTTCTGGATTCTGTAAAAGACTGAAAACAGCATTATTCTAAGTTAAACTCCGCATGAATACTGTCCTCCAACGCCTTAGCCTCTTCATCTGCCTTTTGAGACATTTCAAGAAGCTGGGACGATGTAACGACAAAGTTGTTGTTCTGGATGTTGTAAGTGTCGCCTCCACCAAGAAGAGCAGCATTCTGGTCTGCCTTCATCTGCAGCAAACGCTCCTTCTGGTCCATTGACTCCTTTTGCATCTTTTCTTTACTTTCTTGGACTTGATAGTCAGTTATGATCTTGTTGAGCAACTCAAGTTCTTTAAGGTGAGATGCTTGTGTAGTTGACAACGAGGAGTATACTTCAAAATATCTTGGAGCTGCACCGACTTTACACATTTGTCGCAAAGTCTCAAGGACATCACCGTCAGCAGCAATCTTCTCTTGCCAATAGGTCTCAAGAAGTTTAAGATGCTTTAAGGTATACTTCTGTCCCTTATAGTCAATGACTGCATCGTCATCATTTCTTTCATCCCTCAATTCTTGAACTGCTTGAGGGGTAATTTCACTAAGAACTTTTTCATCGGACGTAGGCTCGATGTTAAATTCATCACATAAAGATTTGAACTGATTTTCCATACGGTATTTATTAGAGCAAAAAACGGTAGCATTTCTGCTACCGCTCTAGGTTTTAAGAATTTAAGCGATTATTCGCCGTATTGGTCTTTATATGCTTGTGCTCTGAATTCTTTTCTGGCACCTTCTATACGGTTTCTAATCTTTGATTTTACGATGCCCATAACGATTGGTTCAAGCTTATCCATACGGTAGTTGTATACCTTACCAATAAGAGTTGGGCCATTTTCGTTAAGTTGCTTGCCGGGTTCTGTGAATGACTTAATAAGAGCTTCTGCTGTGGTGCTTGTCTCTTCGCTTGTTTCCTCACCCTCGCCGCCTTCATCGCCTTCAAAGTCGGTGTTATCTTCAGTAGACTCGCCTTCGCCACCTTCTCCCTCACCACCTTCAGTGGAAGTTTCCTCGCCACCTTCGGTAGATGTTTCTTCTCCGCCTTCGTCGCCAGAGATATCTGAGGTCTCGCCTTCAGCAGGAGGTTCCTCAAGAGAGGTGTCGTCAAAACCAGCATCAGCTGCAGGCTCTTCTGCACCAGCTGCCTGTTGGTCTTTCAAATCCTTTACTGCAGCAGTCAATTCCTGAATGTTTGCAGTCAATGTCTGCAAAGCATCAAGTGTTTCCTGTGCTGTTTCCTCACGGCCAGACTCAACGCCAGTTTCGTCTTCAGTTGCCGCCGGTGTGTCGTCAGCCGGTGTGTCTTCAGGTGGAACATCGCCTTCCGGTTCATCTGAGATATCGTTCTCAGGATCGTCGTCAGGGATATTTGTAGGATCGTCCTCAGGAGGTACTTCCGGTGCTGTAGTTTCAGCAGTCTGGATTTCCTCTTCCTCTCCGTCAAGGAATCCTTCTGAAAGACTTACTTTCTTACGATTTTTTGCTTGTGTTCTTGCCATGTTTTATCTCCTAAAACCTTTTCTATATTTTATTTATAAAGACTTGAGAAAATCTTTAAATTCGTTTGAGTCTTTTAACTCTTTGAACAAATGATGTACTTCGTAGGCGCTTGAGAATGACTTCTCATCATCTGCAGCAAGGGCCTCAAATGTTTCAAAATACTGCTTGACGTATTCCCTTACGTCGCTTCCCTTGCGGTTTTCCATGACGCCAAACAGACCAATCGGTGAGTAATCAGCTTTAATGCGCTTTGTGTCAATCTTCGGCAGCATCTTCTCAACTTTGTCAATCACCGCAAAAAGTTTCTCGTCTTCTTTTGCTGTTTCTTTGCAGGAAGTAGCGATTTTAGCGATGACCAAAGTGTAGATAAGCGGGTTATCTTCCTTAGGTCCAAATTCTTTGCTTTCTTTGATAAATTCACTTAGCATTTTATTTGTCCTTCTTATTGTTGATGTCTGCGGCAGTTGCGAGACGTTCAAGCGCAAGAGCCATAGTCTGTAAAGTATTCTTAATTTCCTTAACGTCTGATTTAACGTCAGACTGTTCAGTCTTAAGGAATTGGATATCTTTCTGCATAAGCTCCTTCTCCGTCTTTAATGTTGTAACCTGTTCTTTAAGGTACTCGACGGTTTCGTCAAATGCATCTTGACGATCCTTCATAGTCTTCATAGTCTGTTCTATGAGTTCTGTTGCAGCGTCACGAGTTTTCTTTGTCTTGTTTCGCTGTGCCCAGATGACTACATAGCATATAACAAAACAGATAATAGCTGTTATGTTACCGCTCTGCAAAATCAAGGTTGCTATTTGTTCCATTACTACTCTCCGTCATACCAAATAATGTTATCACCTGTGCAAGCAGAAATATCACGGCCTTCACGAGGCTTGAACTCGAAGAACGACTTAGCGTTTATCTTGTCTATTTCTGCGGAAAGAACATCTGTTCTTTTACGAGCGTCTACACCAGAAGCGACCTTTGTCTTCCATTCTTCAGGGAGGTCAATAACTTCTAGCTTATAAATCTCAGGGGTTGCCCCGCTTCTGTTATGCGTCTTTGTAGCGGAGATAGTCTTGCCATCGCCTGTGTACCATCTGATGTTGCTGAACTCACCAGACATACCGCGATAACGGCGCCATAATTCGTCAATAGCAGACCAATGCTGGTCTAAGAGTCCATCTTGAGTAACATTCTTGACGTCCATTGCAGAAAGTCGTCTGTCGTTAGCCAAGATCCACCAAGCAACGCCATCAGTAATGTAAACATCTTCAAGGCGTGTTGGGTAAGGACCAAATGCGGAATAACCACTCCAAGCACTGAACTCAGGGCTCTGATACAATTCATATAGAGCAGGTGTGTTTGGAATTGGCTTTAAGTGCTTTTGAATATCCTCAAGTGCTTGCTTTGAAATAGCGAGCTTAGGATAGTCTTTAACTTTCAATAGATCATCGTCAAGTATGAACGAGCCTTCAGGATTTGTCTCACGGTCATAGATATCATACTTGATAGCGTCTGCCTTCTTATCAAGGTCAGCGCTTAAAGCTGCTTGTCCAGCAGAAAGTTCTGCAATTTGTTCATCGTGGAGTTCGAGATGTGCAGGAACGCCTGACAACTCACGGATCTTATTCCATTCATCTTCATTGCCAGAAACTTCGCCATAAGTCCAATTCCACTTATCAGCGCTGGCTGCAAATTCATCATATTTTTGAACGTCTTCAGCAATCTTCTGGAGGTCAACACCAGAAAATGCAGAAAGTTCTTCGTAAGCGTAGTTCCAACGAGCTACGTCACCAGATGTGACGCATTCGCAATTATCATCACCACCCGGGCAACATTCTTCCCAAGGCGGTATCACTGGAGCATGTTCAATGTCACTCGGTATGCGATGATGCGGGTGACAGTACTCCATAGGCTTGCCGTAAAATTCTGGTGATGCTCTCCACATAGACTTCAATTCCTATTTTTTATATTTATTTGCAGTCTTCTATGGGTGTGCTTTCCAATTCCTTAATTACTTCTTTGATTTCTGCTCTAGCCCTTTTCTCCCAAATGTCGCTGATTTTCTTATAGACATATTCAAAGTTTTCATCTTCTACCATATCAGAGCACCATTCTACAACGTCTGGACTTTCTGGCGCCAACTTCCAGTAGTAAATGTTCATGATGATTTCTTTGTGCAGATTTATAGCACATATCTGCTGCATAGAAATTGTCGGCGGCAGGCAATTCTTATTCTTAGCATAAATCGGTAGTAAGTCAACAAATTCTTTAATCGTTTCAATAATTTCTGTTTTCTTCATAATTCTACCCTTGGTAAAATATAACAAAGATTTAAAGAAAATAAAAGCACGGATTTTATTTCCGTGCCTTTAGAATGATTGTGTTTCTATTAGTCTAATCGTTCATGCAGTCTCTTCAAGAATTCAGCCTCAATAGGTCCATATTCTGCTGCTTCTTTAAGGACTTTATTCAACTTAGCAAGTTTAAGCAACGGATCATCGCTATCTGCGTATTTCAATTCTGCAAGCTCTTTCTTGTTTGCTTTCTGTGCTAACTGAGAGATTTTGCCACGCCATTCCTTATAGGCAGCGACGAACCTAGACTCATCATCAATCTTCAAAAGATCCTTTGCAGCAGCAAGAAGTTTTGCAGCAGCGGTGTCGCCGCCTTCCTGCTTAGGCTCTTCTTTTGGTTCATCAGTCTTTTCAGGCTCTGCCTGTTCTGGCTTCTTTTCTTCTGGCTGATTCTGAGCTGCTTCCTCTTCTTCAATAAGCATAAGCAATTCAGCAGAAGTGATGTCAAAGTCAATTTCAGCAGATTCAAGAATAGCGTCCTTAATGCCTAAGCCTTGAAGTGTCTTCCACAAATATGCTAGACGGTTAGCACCACCCATCTGCTTTGCGAATTGTGATGCTGCCTTAGCAAGCTCCGGATTCTTTTGCTTAAGTTCGTCATTGAGTGCAGAAATGTTATTCTTGAAAGCACCCCAGTTAGCTGGGTTTTCAATCATAGCATTAAAGCCTTTTACAGACTTAACAGAATCTTGCTTGATTTCAGCAGGAATATCTTTTGGTGCTTCTTCTTGCTGTTGTTCAGCGTTCTTGCCTTCCTCAGTCTTGATAGAGTCTGGAGCATTCTCCATGTCGCCTTTGACTTTTGCGTCTTTAACGAGCGGCACTGATTTACCTTCAAGAAGTGACTTGATGTCGTTCATCTTTTTAGCAAACTCGCCGTGTGTCAACTTTGTCAAAGCAGGGAAGTTAATTTCCTCAATAGTCTTAGCAAGGTCATAGTACTTTTCACAAGCAGCCTTTGCTTCATTGTCTTGGAATGTCAAGTTCTTCAAGAACTCAAAACCCCTAAGCGGATATTGCTCAGCCTTTGCTGGTTCTTTCAAAACCTTCATCTTCTGAAGTTCAGGCAACTGTGAAATGATTTCTTTATAGAATCTTTGATACTCGCCGATAGCCTGCAGAAGAAGGCGACGATAGTCTTCACCAAGCACAAGTGAACCGCTTTCGTTTGGTGTAAGTGTCAAAGAATAGACACCGTTGCCTTCGCCACCAGCAGTAGCGAGTTCACCAGAAATTCTTGAGAATCCTGCGAGAGAATACTTGTCAATGCACTTCCAGCATTCTTCTGAAATTTCGTTTACGATGTTAACAAGTTCTTCTTTCATATTTCTCCTTAAGGCTGAACACCATCTTCTTCTTTAGGTTTTTCTTCAGCAGGCTTTCCACCATTCTTCTTTTCTTCTTCAACCATTGGCTTTGCCTTTTCAATCGCTTCAGAGACTTTCTTCTTCAAGTCCTTGACTGATGTTTTCTTCAATTCAGTGAAGCGTCTTTTAGCAGCCATGTTCTTCAAGTTAGCCCAAAGTTTCTTGCCGCCACCAATCGCAGCGAAAATCATCTTTGAGTAAATATCAGGAGCGTTAGGTGTTACACCGACGATCTCGCCGATCTTACCACCGACCTTGCCAGCTACGTTGCCAGCGAGTTCCATTCCTTTGGTCAAAACTCCTGGGTCTTTGAGTTTCTGTTTCGTAATTGGGTCAACGATATTGCCTTCGCCTTTCTTAATGCGTTCTTGCATAGCGAAGACACCTTTCTCGAAGTAGTTGTTGAAGTTGTTCTTTACTGCAGCATACTTTTCTCGGGTCGCTTGGTCATTCTTTATATCGTCAATGCGAAATTTTTCTTGACCGTTATCGTTCACAACAAACTTGCTGTATGTTTCGTCATCAATTTTTTCATTTTCATGTAATGACTTCACAGCGACGCGAGCTGCGACGTTCTCCATAACTTCATACGGAGACTTATTCGCAAATTCATTTTGAAGAATACCCAAGCCTTTATTTTCAAAGGCCAGGTTATAGACTTCGTTAAAATCAACTTGATTAGTAGCGTTAATCAAGTCTTGAGGTTTTACTTCTTTACCAACGAGATTCTTCCATGAAAGGACACCGCGCAGAGCAGCGGATTCACCAAGTTCTTCAAAGATGTTTGTGAATGATCCTTCATTAAATGGCGCCGGTTTGTAATTTGGTTTCTTTGCCATCTCAACCTCTATTCATTAGTAAGATTCTTAACATTAAACTTTTTGATAAGTTGCCAATTCTTCTTTTCAGCATGTGGCAAAACGAATATGCGAGTTGAATGCTCTTCAATCTCCTTAGGCTCAATGACCTCAATCATATTCCATTTGACAAGACAGTATGCTATACTGTTTCTGCGCTCAATGTCTTCCAAAGAAACATTGCCAAAACCAGGATAACCGTCCTTACCACGTCCAAGCACGAACAGCTGCTTAAAATGAGCAATGTAGTAAGAGCCGAAATGCTTGAGCAAATGGCAAGACTGATATAAGACTTTATTCTTGATGTCGGGAATACCCATTCGAGTAAGTGTCTCTTCAATGATCCACTCATCAACCTTCAATCTCACTTCAAGTAATTTGTTCGTGCTTTGATTTATCATAACTTACCTAAACTGTCAACTGCTCTGGTCTCCACTCAAATTCCTTCGCTTCGTTGTCAAAGATAATCTGTGCTACTGCGGCTGGGTCGAGTTCCTCTCCACCATATTCACGCAAAAACTCGCCACATATGATATCACGAAGTGTCTTATATCTTACAAGCTCAGTTTCAGACAATTTAGCAAATCC